CTTGCGGATAGGATCGCCTTCTACCTAACCGCACCTAAGTAGCCTCACCGTAACACTCTCCGGTGGGGCTGCTTATTTTATCCACCGTTACTGTAAAACCCTGGACCCTTGAAGGTGATAGCGGGAGAGGACCAGCTACGAGACATCGTTTGCTGGCAGTCAGTACACATAGGTTCAACGATCTCAGCGTGGATAGACTGCTCAATATCTCTGGTGCTACCGCATTGGCACTTAAAAGAATAGATCATAACTTTACTCCTTCTTCAATATCCAAATACCCCACCCACTTGTCTATCTTGCTGACGTTCTCAAACTCTGTAGTCACCGGCATCTTCTGCACAAACCACTCTGGTTCTGGTAGATCCATAAGGTCAAAGGAATAGATACCAAGCGGAGTAGAGTTGATGTAGTACGGTATTAGATCACGCTCTGCTGACTGAGTAATCAGTTTGCGGTACTTGATCTGCTCGATAAGCAGGGTGGGATAGTGCGTATTGCGACACTTTAATTCTATGTAATGACCAGCAAGGACAGAGCTACAGTCAAAGGTATCAAAGATACCCGGACTCTTTACTAAGTCAGGGTATAGATTCTCTTTTAAGTATGCGAATAGGTCTGCTTCTTTCATCTAAACGGTGTATCCCCGCCTAGTTCTTCCTGCAACCGGCGCAGGGATGCAGTACATCTGCGATCAGCAGTAGATGTAGCACATTCTAAGTACTGTGCTACTTGCTGCAAGGTAGCGTTCTCGTGATGACGCATACGCAATACAGTCTGATCCTTCTCGTCTAATTCTAAAAAGGCTTTCTTAATATCTATCAGGCTAGCCAGTAGGTTGCCACCTTCTGCTGGAGAAGATGAGCCGCGTGGTTGTCCGTCTCTAATCATCTCTTGTGCCTGCTCTAATACTGTTCCATCTATGATGGAGGCAATAACGAAGGGCAGTAATTGACCGAGCATAAGGGTTTCATAGTAAGCCTCATCAACCAACTGATAGCCAGACTTGTTAGCCTTCTCCTTGCGAACGTAACGTTCGGCTGCTCGCTTCATCTGCCAAGCAATACGCTTCTGGTTATACTCTAACTGTTTAACATCTTCAGCGCTCATCTGCTCAGTGATGTAAGCATTGCGGGTGATAGCCCAAGCAATACACTCCTGAGTTATATCATCCTTTTCCACCCAATGCTTGTAGCGCCGGTGGATTGCATAGGCAACCGATGGCGCTAACTCGTAGACAATCGGGTGCAGTTCAGTCACAGTCAGTGGACTCGACTTCAGGCCAAACACCATCTAAGACCATCATTGCAATAGCGGAGTAGTTAAGCAGATCAAGGTATGAGTCACGCAAGGACTCGTTGCTAGGCTTAACGCCTGAGTCAAGCAGGTTGTTGATACGAGCTATCTTATCCCACATACGTACACGCAAACCATTAAGTGGTCCACCTGGTGAGTGAGCAATATTCTTTGGGCCGTAGTCGTGGTGCTTACGAATAAGCAAGTTACCTGCTGCATCCATAATACGCCAGACATCTGCAACAAACTCTGGATCTATCTTGTCGGTGTAGGGCGCAAGAGAAGTGTCTCTGTCTCCATATTTATCTCTAGGATCTGAAAGCCCATATGCTGCAAAGTCTGTACCATCTGTGACCATTCTTCTTTACTCACCTTTCAGTTCGCCCACTAGCAGTGCTCTGGTGGCATCTGCACCATATGCTAAGTAGTAATCGTTTATATCCATACCCGCAGGCAATGTTACTATAGTTGAGTTGATTATCTCATTGGCAACACGCTTAGCAAAGTCAGCACCAGGGTTGGATCCATCTTCTTTAATATCATTATCGCCTACAACAAAGACCGTTTCGTATCCGGTAAATAGCTTAGGAAAGTGTGGCTTCCAAGACTGCACTCCAGGTACGCCGACTGCTGGTATGCCTAGCATCCCACTAGTAACTACTGCATCTAGTTCACCTTCGCATATAACTATATGCGGTGATAGCGGCAAGACATCTGCCACATTGTATAAGTGTGCCTTCTGCCCAGTTGGTGAGCCATACTTAGGTTTGCCATCATCAAGGCGACGGAACTTGAAGCCTACACAACTGCCACCAGCGGTGATATAAGGGATAGATATCCACCCTTGATACATCTCGTGACCATTGATCGGATCTGTTACCGTGCCAAGTTGGAACTTAGCTGCTGCAAGTTCAGATATTCCACGTTCTTCTAGAGCGACTAACGCCTCCGGACTTACCTCTTGAGCGTATCGCTGCGCCGCTTCCAGTAGCAATTTCGACTGCGCGTTTGAGGCCATCCTTAAACTCCAAGTTCTCTATGATGCAGACAATGCTGACTGCATTACCACCTTTACCGCAGGTGTGGCAGAAATATAAATTGCTGTAAGTATTTATTACAGCAGACCTACGAGTGTCACTATGTAAGCAACACTTAACTGATACATCGGCTCCTTCTCGGACTTCCCCACCGAAGTAGGAAACGATAGGACCTATGGGGATTGCGTTTGCATCAGCGGAGTTCTTACTCCCGCGACCTTTACCCAACCTTGTCCAGTCTTGTGCTGGCATACGCATCCCTCGCACTTCTCGTGCCACTGTGCTGCACGCTTTATATGGTTAGCCTTGTTTTCTTCACCGGCTTTGAGACAGTTTGAGCAGATCATTAGTCAACCCATTTTCCAATAAGAAATTCAAAGTTAATTCCTAATATTCTGATAGTAATACCGTATGGAGTTTCATCCCATTCATAAACAGATACCCATAGGATCTGCTTCCACAATGGTTCTAAAGAACATACTTCTATCCCATCAAACTTAAATTTCCATATGCTTTTATTCATTCTTCTATTACCTCTTCGTCAAGTGTAAACTCTTCTACTTCATCCGTACTTAATATCTCTGATGTGGTGATTACACCTTCAGGAACTGGCATCGTTCTTCTCCTTTAACCATTGTGCTAGGTCCTGTATGACCCAGGCTTGATCTATCGAAGCGTTGCGACGCTTAACTATTACATAAGACGGCGGTACTTCCCCAAGACCACGTGCCTTCGCATAGTTAAGCGCCTCAACTTGTGCTTCTCTCCAGAACTGGGGCAGCGAAAGGGTTGCCCTGTTCTTGAGTTCAAGGATGTAAGTTTCCCCTGCGATAACAGTAACGATGTCGCCCTCATCCTTTGCTCCAGCTTTAGTCAGACGCTCTGCTATGGCTCCCATTTTACGGAGCCACTTCATTACATCTGTCTCAAACTGAGAACCTTTAGTCTTGTTGTACTGACTCATCTACCAGTACAACCTTGTTGGTTTTGTAAACCATCTGGCCTTCTTCATCTTTGACAATCTCGACTATGCCGGACTGGATCATAGCGTTGAAGAAGTTAGCCAGATCTACTTTAAGAATAGCAACTTCTCTTTCAACATCACTCATTTTATATTCCTTACTGGACATTGTAGGCACCTTGGTAATTGTTCATTGCATCGTTTTTAATCATAACACCCCACGCATCTTTATCTGATATCTGGCAGGCCGCATAGTTCACAAAGAGCGTAGCGTAGTTAGAGGCATCAGCGGTATGGGGACCAAAACGGTTCTTCACAGCAGCAACGCAAAGAACCGCTTGGTTTGGATCATACCCAAGTGTCAAGATCAAGGCAGGTAATTGACTTACCTTACCGTGAATAGCACGACGAGCAGGTGGCTTTGACGGTGAGCCATACTCGCTTTGCTCAGAGACGTGGTGTAGCACAAGTACACAGGCTTCTGTCTTGCGTGCCATATCGTGCAACTCCATCATAATTGCACGCAGACCAGCCCATTCATTATCAGTCTCTGCTGCCACGTTCATTAAGTTATCTATAACTATTAGTTCGGGAGCCTCGCCGTATAACTCCACGTATGCTTTTATCTCTAACTCGATATCGTCTAACGACGGCGACGAATCAAAGACCCACTTGATATGGCTTAGTTTGTCAAAGTGTTTATCGTAGTAGTGGCTGTCCTTAGATAAGTTCAGTTCTACCGATACCTGTGAATGACCAGAGGCTGCTGCTGCAGATCGCATCATTACAGTTGTGGTGTCTGTATCTGCTGAGAAGAAAAGAGTTTTGACGCCTGCCTTCATCGCATAGATAAGAGCAAACATACTCTTACCAGCGTTAGGTGCAGCCGCCACCATACAGACTTGTCCTCGCCGGAACTTAATCTGCTTGGCAGACAGTGCTAACCACACGTCAGGAAGTGGTGTTGCTTTGGTAAGCACACCTCTCCAAGCACGTGATAGATCAAGCAACGTCTTCCCCTCTCAACTTAATATTCTTTTGTTGACGAATGATTCGTCGTTGTCTTTCAGTTACCCCGCCCCATATACCGAAGCGTTCGTTGTTTATTCCCCACTCAGCGCACTCAGTTTGATGAGTGCATTGCTTGCAGATGGAAATAGCCAACAGCATTTCAGTAGAGTTACTGGTTCCGTCGTGTTTCTCTGGAAACCAGAAATCTCCACCTACTGTGGCGCAACTTGGCGACTCAAATTCATCGGGTCGCCGCATCCGCTAAGCCCAGATAGTTTGGAATTGTTCTTCTTTAGGAACCTTTGGCCCAGCCCATTGTGGGCCTGCTGCTGGATCAAACCAACCCTTATATGGCTTACCAGTTGCCTGTGCTGTACCGTGCTTAAGAACCATCTTACCTCTCGCACATTCAGGAGCTTCTGGATGATTGTAGATCCATAAATTTCCATAACGATCTCTAACTTCTTGAGCGCCTCCACCTGCAGATGCAGCAGCAACTGGTGTTGCATTAAATGCTGCAGCAACTGCAGCAACTGTTGGTGCAGCAGCAGGTGCTGGTGCTACAACTCCACCGGCAAGTTCACTACCAGTAGCGCGGATGTTAAGTGCGTTCATTGCTAGATCTGCAAGACCTGCTTCTAATTCTGAAACAGTTGTTGCATAAAGATTGATAAGTGTTCCATCTGCCAACTTGTAATTGATCTGGAACTTTGTTCCTTCTGTAGCCATTTAGTTTCCTCCACTTGGTTTGATGTTTAATCTAATAGACTCTTTACCAAATGACTTCGGTATAAAGCCTAATAGTTTTTCTACTTGTTCAGAGTCAACTGTCTCACGACCTTTAACTGTTGTCCAACTGATTTGAATACCACTAGCAGTAACGCCAGTAGTTCCCTCGAAGGATGACTTCAAGGAATCCTTTTCTTTCTCCAGCTCTTTGATCTTCTCATCTAACTGTAGATACTTCAATGCGTGGGTGTCAACTTCTGCGTCCTCAATCACGACTTCACTAAGGACGATACGTTCTTTTATTAGACCCACACAACCCACCTCTCCGGATGCGTCGTAGTACTGACAGTAACTCTTGCAGAAGTTTGCATCCTTTTCAGGTGCTGGTGCCTCTGCCAAGTTCTTAACATTAGCCAACCACTGCAGCGCTTCTAGCGCTGATGCTTCATCGTAAGGTTCTGAGTGAACCTTGATATCTCGCTCATCACCATCACGTGCAATAGCAACTAGGTTAACGCTCTTAACATCGTGACCATTCTTAGATAACAGATAGCCATAGACCTGTACCTGCCAGCGCTGTTGCGCTGTCGGGAAGTAACTAAGGTTCTTTACCTTAGATGTTTTCCAGTCAATGACCGCACCGATACTTGGCACGTATAAGTCAATGTGTGCTTTCATATCACCATACTCAACTGCAGTCTCGACTAGGTAATCTTTACCTTCTGGATCTAGTGTGGTGATTGCGTCTTCAATAGCTGCGTGGATGGCAGTACCCATAATGGCAGCCAACTTAGACTGTCCACCATTAGTAGATGGCTGTGCATTAAGTCGGTACCAGACCTTACGGCGGCAGCCACCGATCTCTGATGGACCAACCTGTGTCTGCTTGCTACGGTCACGCCCTGCATCTTTAGAGTGCAGTACGTGCAGTAACAGTTCCTTCGGATCTGTAATCATTGCGGGTTCCTTACGATAAATGCAGCACCTGGATAGTTGGCTGCTTCTAACTGTTGTGCTATCTGTTCACGAAGTTCTATCTCCATAAAGACCGGAGTTGCTGATCTACGACCAGAGGCTATTGCTTCCTCTAGTGCATACTGCAGTGTCTTTTCCATTATCGCTTATCTCTATACTGTAGAAACGCATCAAAGGCATAAGCACAGACGAAGCCAAGCAGTAATCCAAATAAAAATTCAAGCATTTGTTTATCCTTTCTCTTGAGTAACTAATTGAATCGGAGGACAGGTGTTCACGTCAAGCACCGACGCGATCTTTATTGCGCGTTCTGCTACCACCTTAGACATCAGCAGAGACTTGTACGAGTTAGGCTTGAGCGAGTAGAGATAGCCCAAGGCAAATGCTCCACCGCTACCTGCTGCAAAGAGTCCACGCTCACTGGCGTTGAATGATAGATCTGATCCGATAGAAAATAACATCCCATCGAAGGCAACGAGGTAAGCAAAGTTAGCTTCCTTATCGGATGGATCGTATCCATTATCCTTAAAGGCAGCGTAGATACTTGGCAGTATCTTCTTGCCCATCCACTCCACCGGATCGTAGTTCTTATACGTTGGCGGTTTCCAATTAAACGCGAGGATATCTCCAGGTCTTGAGTCGCCCGTGATACCTATCAGGTACTCACCTACGCTTACGATCTTGGGTGTCTGAGTAGATATGATGCGCTGATCGTTATCGGTGATCTGCGAATCAGCAGCGAGTACTACGAAGTCAGGTCCTTGGATACCTACCAGAGTTGTCATTGGCAGATCATATCACGGCGTGTCGCAAGACACACTTATACCAGGCTGTGTATACAATATGAGCCGTAGGCGAATAACAGTACAGCGGCCCTTATCGGGCCGAGGAATGTGGAGGCCCGACAGTATGCTGCTCCGTCTACTCTCCCTGCAGAAATTCATAGGTAGGCGTAAGCCCTACGATGGCCTTCCTAAGCCCTTTGGAGCCGATCTCAGGGGTCTAGGACCCGTCCACGCCTGTACCTGTGGCTGCACCGTATTCAACATTATGGCAGCCTTTGAGGACTATGACATTGCTTGGTGGCACCTCGACGGAACCTGTGCCAACTGTGGCAATCTGGTAACCATCCCTTGCCCCGTAGACAATCCCGAGGCATAAAAAAAGAACCCCCCACCCAGGATTTCTCCTGAGCAGGGGGCATTTGCCTCGCGCTTATGGGCTAATTACTTAGCTCCACGTCCAAACTCTGTTGCCTTTGGGTCTAGTGCCTTGAGCAGTGGACCTGCGATAGCAGCGATACCTGCTGTTGCTAAAGCCTTTGGATCTGTCACTCCGGCAAGCCATAGCGCAATTACTGACGCTACTCCAGCACGGAGATATGTTGCGAGCATTGATTTCATCTTTGCATTGATTTTCATTTATTCTCTTTCTTCTTAGGTAAGGGCTTAACTGCTGCCCTTACTTTGTTGATAGCCTTTGGCTGGGGCAGCCAAGGGAACCAAGGTGAGGTGTCGTTGCCGCACCCTTCCTTGATCGAAATATGTAGGTGCTTGTGGTGCTTGTTGGAACCGGTGTAGTCACGGTCACCCTTTTCTCTTGACCAGATTCTGCTTTGGAAGATCAGGTACTTAACGCGTGGATCATTCTGCAAATCTGAATAGGCAATGGTGCAGTCAATACCCTTATCAGGATCGTGTGTGATATCTACTGCAAAGCCTGAGTTGTGGTCTGAGTTTGGGTTCTGATGGACGTGTGCTGCACTAGGAAGCAATCCATCTGATGCCTTCTTGCGCTTAGGAAAGTGTGCTGTTGCCTGACGTAGCGCTGCGATAGCAGCAGGTGTGGCCTTCTTTGCTAATGGAATCATTATCTCTCCGCTATCAGTTTGTATAGATCATCAATGCGATCTTCTAGTCTCTTAACAGAATCCTTTATAGAGCTGCCACCATTGGGCTTAAGTTCATTGAGGTAGTGCTTAACTAGCCACCTGACTGCCCCAGCAAAGCCACCAATGATGGTGATTACTGCTACTGCTACCGTTGCGTAGTCTTGTGCTTGCATTAGATTGTCCTAATTGTGACTAGAAGTGTGCCGCCAAAGCCTGAGAACCTTTTATCCTCTGGAGTCTTATTCATAAAGTCCATTTCTTCGATGATACCTAAGTACTCTTCACCGGTTCTCATATCTTGAACGCGGATAGTGTCACCAAGATTTTCAATAGTTTCTAGTTGAGACATACGCTCATAGGCAGATCCTTCATAGCCCACTTCATTACCAAACTTGTCGCTTTCGTGGTCATAGCAGAAGACTGGGTATTGGATCAGGCGCTGACGTGGAACTGCTGGCAAAGACTTGAGTTGGTAGCCAGTAAACAGTGGCCCCTTAGAAACATCGGTAGTTGATCGAGTCATAGTAAACTTAAATGCTAGATACTCTTGTGAAGTAGTTGGGTAGCTTACATTGATCTCAGGAACAGGTGCTCCCTGTGAGAAGGTACCGAGGTTGTATGTATTATCTCTTGAGTCAATAGATTCGATACTAAGTCCACCATTGGCTGTATCAATGCGAGGCTGTAGCAGTTTGTAGATTTTAGTTTCAAGTGTGTTGTAGCGGATAAAGCCGGTCCGTAAATAGCCTTCTGCTACTACGCTAGTTGTAGATTCTGCCCAGACATCATTGCCGGTACTAAATGCTGCTCGATCTGAGTTGCCAAAGAAGGCAACCTGAGATGCAGTTGCAGCAGTCCCACCAGCAACAAGATCCCAAGCAAAAGGAAAGAAAAGACTATTTGCTAGAACGGTTGTTGATAGGTCGGTTCGTACCAACCCTGCTTCACCATCTATCAAGGTAGAAAGGTAGGCAAAGTTATCCCTGAAAGCAATAGCGGTACAGGGAGCATCTCTAAAGAGCAATGGCCCATACTGGATATCTCCAGTTGCATCAGATACACCTACTCTAAAACCTAGGCTCGTTGCAAGGACTGCGTATGTACCAAGGTATACATCAAAGTCGTTAATGCGTTCACCTTGTGGCATATCAATAACAACGGTAGGTGTTAGTAATTCTGGAA